TGTAAAAGATGGAACCGAATGGAGAATGAAAGCACACGCGAAAAACGCCTTCTATGATTTTCTAAAATCATGGGCTTGTTATATCCAATCACCTTCCAGTCTTGGTTTTGAGCGCGGTGCAGAACTTACCGAAGAACCGAATTATATAATTCAAGAATCATATCCCGATGGCGACTACTTTTCAAACGGATCATTTCTTGCGTCGAATATTGATATGGGTTCTGCGAGCAAAATATTTACTGCTTTAAGATGCGATAAATCACAAGATAGATTTAAAAAAGCAATCGCAATTATTCATGATAAACAAACGATTATATGGTGCAATCGCAATAAAGAGGAGGAATGTTTTGCAAAAGAATTAAAGGCGGCGACAATAAACGGAAATACTCCGCTTGAAAGACGAATTGAAATAGTAGACGCTTTTAAATGCGGCGATATTCGGCACATTGTTACAAAGCCTTCAGTATTAGGATTTGGCATTAATATTCAAGAAGCAGAATCTCATCTTTATAGCGGATATAATTTTTCTTTTGAGGAATTTTATCAGGCTGTTCGACGTTCTCACAGATACGGAAGAAAAGGCAGGCTTGATGTAATTGTTCCAGTGAGTGAGCCAGAACGCCCAATATGGGATATTCTACAGAGAAAATTGGCAACATTTAAGAGCGATGTTATTGAATTACAATCTCGTTTTTTTAAACAAGAAACTACCGAATAATATTTTTTATTTTTTCAAAAAATATATTGACTTTTTACTTTTTTGTTAGTATTTTTATCATGATGAAGAAAGGCATTGAAATGAATCTCCCAAAATATACGTGTAAAAAATGTGGAAATGCATGGTATCCGCGAACGCCGAACAAGCCTAAGGCATGCCCGAAATGTAATAACCGGAAGTGGGATAAATAGTGAGAACTCTTCCCGAAACATTCACCCGAAAAGGCATTAATTATAAATTGGTTCGCCGAAACGATCTCAAGGGTGTCTCTGGTGATGGTGAATCTCCGGTAGCACGCAACAGGATCGCGGAGTAGAACGTTCCCGCGACTGAAAACAAGGCCGGAGATTTTTAAACGGAAAGCTGGTACATATGAGATGCATCGAAGCATTTAACGAAACAGGATACCCTATCGAAAACTACTGCGTTTTCGAGGACGGCTGGAATGCAGCATTTAGGGACGAGGAACATCCCAAAAATGAGACTGGACTGCGAAAATGCCTCTGCGGCGAACCGCCGGAACTGGCCGAAACCGCCGACGCGACTACCTATTACCACGGCGATACCGGACACTACCTCGAAGCGTCAGCCAAGACCAAAGAGGAAGCTGCTGAACGCTGGAACAATCTATTGAGCCGTCAATGGAGCGACAAAATCCCAAAAATCTGCCCTGAATGCGGAGTCGAAAAAGAACCTGGGCATGTCTGTTATTACCCATTCGGAGAAAATCAGGATGCCATGCAATTATAAAGAATATCCGGATAATTGGAAATGGCTGTCGGCGCAAATTATTAAAGACGCCGGAAATAAATGCGAGCTTTGTTATGCTCCAAATGGTGTTACCGTAAATCGGTCGAAAAGTAGTCAATATCCGTGGGAAATGGCGCACCAAGACGGCGGAAAAGAAACCGTGATAGTTCTCACTGTTCACCATATTGATTCTAACAAACAAAATAGTAAAAAACAGAACCTAATTGCTCTATGTCAACGCTGCCACCTTCGCCTCGATTTGCAAAAACACATGAAAAACAGAAAATTAAAGAGGACGAGTGCTGGTGAAAATACACTATTATTCTGAATCGAACGGCGACGCACGCGGCCTGAACAGCGGCACCATTATAGCAGGAGGTAGATCATGAGTAAGCTGAAAGCGCGGGCACCGGACGCAGTAACGCCAGGCAAGTGCAAGGGGTTGATCTTCGGCGCTGCGGGCGTAGGAAAAACATGGTTTTCGCTGGAATTTCCAGCACCCTACTACATCGATACCGAGGGCGGCGCACGCCTCGTACACTATCAGGACAAGCTCAAGGCATCGCACGGCTCATATTTCGGCCAGGAAGACGGTGCGCTCGACTTCGGCGCGGTCATCGGTCAGGTGCAGGCCCTAGCAACCGAAAAACACCAATACAAAACGCTCATCATCGACTCGATCACTAAATTATACCAGATTGCCATTTCCCAAGAGTCCGAACGCCTCGGCGACAAGGATGCTTTCGGCGCATCCAAAAAACCGGCAATCGCCAACATGCGGAAATTGGTCAATTGGGTTTCACGCCTTGACATGAACGTCTGGTTTATTTCTCACGAGACGAACGAATGGGGGCAAAATCCAAAATCCGGACAGCGCGAAGAAATCGGAAAAATGCCTGATATATGGGATAAACTCGCCTATGAACTCGATCTCGGATTGCGGGTAATCCGGCAAGGAAAATCATACCCTGCAATCGGAATCGTGACAAAAAGCCGCCTGACAGGCTTTCCGCTCGGCGAAACCTTCCCGCTCGAATACGCTCCTTTCGCCGAACGATACGGCAAAGACTACATCGAATCGGCAGTTGTAACAATCGACCTTGCAACACAAGAGCAAGTCGCCGAGATTGTCCGGCTTGCCGATCTCATAAAATTACCAGCCGAAACCGCAGAAAAAATGCTGACGAAAGCAAAGGCAGAAACATGGGCGGAGTTGAACACCAAGCAAGCGGCCGATACGATCAAATGGCTAAATAATAAAATCACCGGAAAGGAATAAGCTATGAATTACACGCCAATGACAGACGAAGAAATCGAAAACGCGAACCTCATTCCAGACTCAACGGAATGCAATGCGGAAATCATAGAAAGTATGGAGCATACCTCGAAAGAGGGGAAGGAATCAATAAAGCTGATCGTCGAGGTCTATCACGGCGAAGGGAAGCAGAAAATTTTCTGCTATTTGACTCCGGCGTATGCAAAACTCTGGAAACATGCAATCGTAACAATGTTAGGAGAAACGGTTTATCAGAGTGGAAACATATCGGCATCAATGTTCGAATATAAGTTGTGCAAAGTTATAATCGGCGTTGACGAATACAAAGGCAAAAAGAAAAATATCATAACCGATTTTATAATGCCGAAGGATGGTGGACAGATTCCTGAGAAAAAAGACGATCTTCCATTTTAATTAATTATGGACATGCTATCATTACCCGACCTGTTGACGATTCTCGAAGAAATCGAGAATTTCCATAGCCAGCGAAGCCAGAAGCGCTGGTCGGTTGCGATGCGTCAAGCGATTAATCGGTTAGTCAAAGTTTATCAGGCAATCAACCAACTATCGGAGCAAATAGAACCGAAACCGGAAAACGAAAAACCTGCTGAGCCGGAGGAAAAATAATGGCATACATGATCGCAATCTGCGCCGTTGTCTCGTGCATAATGATAATTTGGAGCATGTACCATGCCTGCGAAGAGCACGAAATCTGCAAGGATTGTGAGTACAAAAATAACCCTTGTCGCAAAGAGAATAAGCAAAGCTGGTGTCAATGCAAGTATTTCAGTAAGCGGAAAAAGGATTAAAATGAACTACACAAGTATTTCAGCAAGAAGAAAAAGGATTAAAATAAATTACGCAGAACATAAGATCCAAGCGTCGTTTTTCACTTGGTGCGCTTTGCAATCTAAGATATATCCTCAGCTAAAATGGGCATACGCTATCTGCAATAGCGCAAAACTCACCCAACGTCAAGGTGCATGGATGAAAGCAGAAGGGAAAAAGCCTGGAGTATGGGATGTATTTATACCACATCCATCAAACGGATATAACGGGATGTATATTGAATTTAAGGCAGGCAAAAACGATTTAACACCGGAGCAAACAGCATTTAGAAATGATCTGCAAGAATATTATTATTTTCGGGTTTGTAGATCGCTCTACGAAGCCGTTGATGCGGTGGGAAAATATTTGCTGTAAAATAACTTTTTCTATTGACTTTTCTATTTTACTATTGTATATTAGATATATGAATAATAAGCCAAAAATAAATACGGATCATGTTTGCCGGAAAAACAATTTTCTCGTATCACCATTTATGCAGCGTATTCTCGTTATGGTGTCCGAGGAAGCCGGTCGCAATGCGAATAATCAGGCACGAGCAAGCCACGGAATACAAGTGCTCGTGCTGCGATATGCACGGGATGTGAAAAAAATCGATACTGGTAAATTGTATAAAATCAAACACTAACTATTATACACTACATACAATATACGTTGGTGGAAATAAACCTGGCCTTTTATTTATAGGCCGCACAAGAAAGGTGACTTAGTATGGATGACGCGCTCAGGATTACAGCATGGCTCAATCCAACATCGGAGACTGATTCAAAGTACGGTTACATTAGCAATCGGGAATGGTTAGAACGTGAGCGCGATAGGATTAACAAAGGTTATCGCGAGTGCACAATTATCAAAAAAGGCGACAGTTCCCAGGCACTTTTCTATCTGAAGTAGTGCGGCTGGAAATTATGGAAGGCCAGGTTTACATCCACCAACAGCCGCATGATCGCCATTAAAACGAGCAACATGCGGCGGACGTTGGGCGAAAT